GAAGTAACTACATTGTATAATGAAAACTCACTTGTAGCTTCTTATAGATTTGAAGGAAATGCAAATGATGATACAAGAAATTATGATGGTACTGCAAGTAATGTTACTTATGAATACGGATTAGGATTTACTCCTGATTTTGTTTGGGTAAAAGAAAGGTCAGGCGTGGGTTCAGGTCCTATTGCTGATTCAACAAGAGGAACAGGAAAAGCTATATATTCAAATTTAACTGATGCTGATTATACTTTTACTTCAGGAGAAGGTGTTAAAAGTTTTGATTCAGGTGGATTTACTGTTGGCGATGTTTCAAATGGTAATGCAGGGTATAATGGAAACGGTGATACATACGTAGCTTGGTGTTGGAAAGCAAACGGAGGAACTACAAGCAGCAATACTGATGGAAGTATTACAAGTACAGTACAAGTTAACGAGCAAGCAGGATTTAGTATTGTTCAAGGAACAGCTTCAGGTGGTTATCCTACTGTTAATAGTTTTGGTCACGGTCTTGGTACAACACCTGGTCTAATTATATTCAAGCAAACAAATGGTATTGCTGGTTGGCCTGTGTGGCATCAAAGTTTTTCTAATACTGCTCAAGATTATTTAAGCTTAAATCTTACTAATGCAAAAGCAACATCATCTGAAGTTTGGGGTAATTCTGCCCCTACATCATCAGTTTTTTCTATTACTGATGGTTGGACTCTTAATGTTGGTGGGACATTTATAGCATATTGTTTTGCTGAAGTCGAAGGCTTTTCATCTTTTGGCTCATACGAAGGTAATGGAACAACTGAAGGTCCGATTGTAGAAACAGGATTTGAACCTGCAATGATAATAATCAAAGATGCTGATGGTTCAGATAACTGGGCAATTGTTGATAATAAAAGAGCAACAACAAATCCAAGACAAACTTGGTTAAGACCTAATTTAGATAATGCAGAATTTAGTAATACTGTAGATTCAATAAACTTTTATTCTAATGGTTTTCAAGTAGCAGGAGGAACAAGTGTATCAAACTTTTTAAATGAAAATGGTAATACATTTATCTATATGGCATTTGCTGCAGACCCTGACACAGAACAACCAACACTTGCAGATAGTTTTGCAGTAAAAACTTATTCAGGTAATGGTGGAACACAATCTATAACAGGATTTGGTTTTTCACCATCAATGATTTGGACTAAAGGAAGAACAGTAGCATACGACCACGGATTGTATGATAGTGTTAGAGGTGGTGGAAGTCTTATATATCCATCTTTATCTCAAGCAGCATCAACTGTTACAAACGGAATACAATCTTTTGATGCAGATGGTGTTACATTTGGAGCTAATAATAAATCAAATGCTTCAGATTCAACATACGTTGCTTGGGCATTTAAAGCTGATGATAACGAAGCAACAATAGAAGAAGCTACAGAAGATGCAGATGCAGTTGCAATATATGAATTAAATCAAAATGCAGATGATGCTTTAGGTAATTATGATGGAACGGTAACAGGAACTGCAAATTGGACATCATCAGGTAAGTTTAATTATGCTGCACAATTTGATTCTTGGCATATTAATACTGGCCATAATTTTAGTCTTGCAAACAATTCATTTAGTATATCATTTTGGTTTGCTAATTCAGCAACAGGAAGTACAAATTCTTATGTTATTAGTACCGATAGTGCAGAATCAACAAACAACAAATTATTAATAGGTAGGCGAGATTCTAATGGTAAACTAAACTTTGCTTTTTATGCTAATGATTTAAGTTCAGCTACAGATGTTACTACTGATGGAACTTGGCAACATTGGGTATGTACCTATAATGCAAGTACTAATTCAAGAAAAATATATTTAAATGGAAGTTTAGATGCTTCAGATACTGCATCAGCAGATTATCAAGGAACTGGTAATTTAGAAATAGGATTTGGTATTTATCAAGGTTTAGGAAAAGTTGACCAAGTAAGAATATATAATAAAGAATTAAACGCAGCGAGTATTACTAATTTATATAATGAAACTACAAGTCAAACAAGTACTGCTAACATAGGTACTAAAACAACAATATCTTTACAATCAATAGTTAGTGCAAATGCTAATGCAGGATTTAGTATTTCTAAATGGACTGGGAATGGTTCTGCAGGTAAAATTCCTCACGGACTTTCAGCAGCTCCTGAAATGATAATTACAAAAAGATTAACTGGCACAAGTCCTTGGTACACATATAATGCTTACCTAAACGGAGGTGCAAATCCTGCTTATTATTTTGTTAATTTAAATACAAGTGATGGTGAAACAAGTAATGGTTCATCAGGTGGTAGTTTATTTAATTCAACACCTCCAACATCAACAATATTTAATATTGGAACAAGTTTATCAGGAAGTGGAGATGAATACATAGCATATTGTTTCCATTCAGTAGCTGGATATAGCAAGTTTGGAAGTTATACTGGTAATGGAACAACACAAAGTATTACAACAGGATTTCAACCTGACTTTGTAATGGTAAAAAGGTCAGCAGGTGGGACAGGAAATTGGAATATGTTTGATAGTGTTAGGGGTGAACCAATGTTGAGAGCAAATACTTCTGATACAGAATTTACTGGTTTAAGATTATCTTTTGAATCTAATGGTTTTAAAATGGAAGATGGTGATGCTGACAGAAATGCAAGTGGTTCAACTTATATATATATGGCATTTAAAATAAATTAAAATGAATGGATTTGAACCAACATTATTAGGAATAGTTACTTACGTAATAACAATATCACAATTAAACGAAGCACTACAATCACTTCTAATAATAGCAACGTTGGTTTATACAGTAATTAAGATTATACAACTTTTAAACGATAAGAAATGGTAAGAATATTTGAATGGTTAGCACAGCAATTTAGAACATTTAACAATTGGTTTAAGACCAGTTGGAATAACATTATTAAGAAACTATTATTTAAAACAGGACTATAAAAACTATTAATCAAAAATTAATTATATTTGTAATATAAAAATTTTAAGCTATGGCAAGTACAGTATATAATGGAACAAATTTAATTTTAAAGGTCATCGCAGATGGTGGTACTTTAGCAGCAATAGGTCACACGACTTCTTGTACAATTTCTCTAACAAATGATATGGCAGATGCTACAACAAAGGATTCTTCTGGATTCTCTGAAAGCATTGCAGGTTTAATTTCAGGTGAAATATCTTTTGATGGTCTTGTAGATTATACAGATTCAAATGGTGCTACTGAATTAGCTGGATTTTTATTAGGTCGTACCAAGGTGGATTTTAGCTACGGGACAGAAACAAGTGGAGATACTGTTTATACGGGCGAGGGATTCCTTACAGGATTAGAGGTTTCAGGAGAAATGGAATCTGCCGTTAGTTACAGTGGGACTATTCAAGTAACTGGAACTATAACAGCTACAGTTAATTCATAATAAATGAACAAAAAAAGAGGTTATTACACTCTTAATGTTGGAGGTAAAGAAAGAGTACTTCATTTTTCAATGAACTTTTGGGCAAACTTTACAGAGATATTAGATATATCTTTAGAGGAGATTGCCACTGTATTTGAAAAAGGAGTTTCCCTAAAAGCAATTAGAACTTTAATATATTCTGGACTTTTGGCGTATGACCAAGAAAATGGTAATGAAATTGACTACAATGAATATTCTGTTGGAAGTTGGTTAGAGGATATTACGCCAGAAGATTTAGAAAAAATTATTGCCTCTATGATGGAATCAAAAATTCTTGGGAATGAACTTAATGTTGGTTTATCAAGAAAAGGAGATGACACAAAAAAAAAATAGATAAACTTTCCTGGGAAGATTTAACAGATTTTTATATAGGACAAATTGGTATTATCCCTGATAATTTTTGGAGTAACACTTGGAAAGAAAATATACTTCTTTCTGAAGCGCACTCTATCAAAATGAATTTACAGTGGGAACAAACCAGGTTTTTAGCTACTATGATACATAATGTCAATTGTAGTAAAAAACAACAAATGCTAAAGCCAGAGAACTTATTTCCTTTGCCTCAAGACATTAGAGTTAAAAAGGTAAAATCTACAAAAGAACAATATAAAAAATTCCTTGATAAAGTCAATAATATAAAAAAAGACGAGTAGGGTATTTTTTAGTATTTTTGTACTATGGCAGATAATCAAAAACTTCACGTCGATATAATTGGGGATTCTTCCAAATTAAATCAAGCACTTGGTAGAGCAGAGGGTAGGTTAAAAAAGTTTAGTGGCTCTTTAAGTAGAACTGGTAGAGCATTAACAACAAGGCTTACTTTGCCTTTAGCGGCTGTTGGAACTATGGCGGTGAAACAAGCTGCTAATTTTGAAAAATTACAAACGACTTTAAATGTTTTAACTGGTTCTGCCGAAGAAGGTGCTAGAGCATTTGAAAGATTAGTTCAATTTAGT